CAGTAGTTGCTGAGACCCTATTCTTTAGTCGTGTCCAGTCTACCTGCGCATTTGCGTCTATGACTTCAGTTCCGTTTACGGATAAGCCGTTTTTTACTTTAAAATTTTTCTGTGACAAAATTCATTCTCCTTTTGCCTTAACCTGTTGTAGGTTTGTTTAATGCTTGTAGCACTTTGATCGGCTGTAGCGCCAAACCTCAATGTTATCTAATTTATTACCATCTATAACAAGATCACGGCCATCAATATTACCAGTAACAACAACGTTACCACTAACATTTAAACCGTGTTTAATTTTGAAACTTGAATTGGACATAGTTTCCAAACCTCCACTATGAGTGCCCCCCTAAAGGGGCTTCTTTTTTGATTAGGCTTCTACTAAAGTACGGATTACTTTAACATTATTGTTAGCACTGATACCTGTGCCTCTTAAACGAACGTTACCACCAGAAATATCTGTAGTAAAGGTTACTAGAGGATTGACGCCTGTATGTAACTGCCCGTACTCTGTTAAGTAAGAGGTACTACCATCATGTACAATGAGAACTTCGCTTGACTGATACTCAGAGTTGGTAACGTCCTTGATAGATACAAGATACTTAGCTGATCTATAAGATGTAGCTGAGAAAGTATCCATATCACTAATAGAAGTGCCTAGAGAAGTTACAGTAGCTGTATCTAGTGTCGCAACACTATCAATATCAACAACTGAGGCTTCTACAGTTCCAGCACCACTAATGTCGCTTCCGCCCATTGCAATGTTACCAGTCATTGTACCACCGGCAAGCTCTAATCGAGCATTTAAGGCACTAGTAGTAGAAGCAGCATAGTTAGCATCATCACCAAGTGCTGCAGCTAACTCATTAAGAGTATCCATAGCTCCTGGAGCGGCATCCACAAGATTAGCAACCTCAGTGGCTACAAATGCTGTAGTAGCAATCTGAGTAGTATTAGTACTAGCTGCTGCAGTAGGAGCAGTTGGCGTACCTGTTAAATCTGGGCTAGCGTCTAGACTAAGAGTTAGCTCATTAAGTGCCATAGAGGAGGTTAAATTAGTGCCTCCTGTAATAGTAAATGTATCTGTACCAACTGTTACAGTATCAGAACCTGAATCACCTGCAACGGTTAAGTCAGAACTAATTCCGGTTAAGTTTGAACCATCTCCATACACTGTAGTAGCGTGGATTTCAGCCCATTTCTTAGTAGCAGAACCTAAATCGTATGTATTAGTAGCATCGGGAATAACATCAGAGGTAAGCTCAGCTAAAATGCTAAGATTATCTGAATTGGCATCACCGAGTGTCAATGTACCGCCATTAGCAGTCATTGTCCCTGTAATCACAGCGTTTCCGCCTACATACAAATTTTCTTGAGTGGATATACCACCAGTTACTTTAAGAGCACCGGTGGACGTTGAGGTTGATGAAGTATTGTCAGTAATTACAATAGCTTTATCGGCTGTAACAGTAGATCCAGTTACAGCAGTAATATTATTAACTTTTAAAGTAGACATAATTTTCCTTTATTATTCGTGCAATACAAACCATGGATCATGGATATATACTGTAGAATTTTCTGATATTGTTAAAGTTGCACCACTATTAATCTGCCAAGGTCCGGACTGTTCAGCTAAGAAGTATGAAGGTAATGTATAATCATACGAAAGCTGGGTAGCCCAAGCATTTAAAGGATTAGTAGTAGTAGTTAGTGTGGCATTAACCCATGATGTACCGTTGTACTGAAGTACATGATCAGCTTCTGGAGTATTAATAGTAATATCAGTCAGACTTGTAAGATTTGTCTTAGCAGTGTCTTCCTGAGCTTCCCAGATACTAGTAGCAGCATTGTATTTTAGTACTTGACCATCCGAAGGTGAAGCAACACTAACATTATCTAAAGCATTCAACGATCTAGTTGTTAGCTCTAGGATATTATTAGAGGTGTCTCTAACGTAAAGTTTTTTATCGGCAAGGTTAATTGCAATCTCACCAGCTTCTAAATTGCTGGTGGTAGGCGCATTACCTGCCGAACTCGTTCTTTTGGGTTTAATCTGTAGTGCCATATGGCCCTCCGTTTATTGCTTCGCTATGTAGCGATGAGTTAAAGTTTTCTATATAGAAAACTTGATTAACCTGGAAATATATGATTCCCAACTTATTTAATACTACTGACGTATTAAATAAGTTGGGAACCGAAGTCCCCAACTCATATATTTTATTTACTTACTTAGTAAGTACCACCGTCGATAGCATTAGACCATTCTGGAGCAGTTGCACCAGAATTCATTACTAACATCTGTCCTGCAGTACCTTTAGCAAGTTTAGAAACTGAAGTTGCGCCAGACGCAAACATCATATCACCTACAGTGTAAGACGTAAGTCCTGTACCACCATTGGCTGCTGTTATAGTATCAGCGTTCCAAGTACCTGTAGAGATAGTACCTACAGTACTAATAGCTGTTTGACCTGCCCAAGCTGTATCAATCTGAACAGTATCAGCATTAACAACGATACCGTTGCCTGCGCCTACATCTAGAGTGTTACCTAACTTAGTCATACCAGTACCAGCTGTTAGCTGACCTGCACCAGAGAACTGAGTCCAAGTATTAGCATCTGTACCAATAGTAAGTGCACCATTAGAAGTAACTACAAAACCGCTGTCTGCATTACTTGTACCTTCTTCAACAAATACGAAAGTACCTCCAGATAGCTCACCAGCTGCATCCATATCTGAAGCACGAGTAGGAGCTCCCGAAGCAGCAACGACGTATATTCCATTTTCAGAAGCTGTAGCCTGATCCTTAATAAGGATACGGTCTCCAGTTCCTAAAGTAACTCCGTCAATAGCGAGGCCATTAGTAAAGTCAGAAGCTAAAGTACCTGCAGCAGCAGATGCGGCACGTACTGAATCTTTAACGTCTAAACCTTGTTTAGAAGCGTCAACGTAAGCCTTAGTAGCAGCATCAGTAGCTTGTGTTGGAGTAGCAAGATCAGTAATCTTGTTAGAACCCATACTTAGAGCAGATGCTTGTGTACCTATAGACGTGATATTAGTCTGTGCAGCAGTGTCTAGAGTACCTGAAAGAGATACAGCAGATAAACTATTAATTCCAGCGATATCTTTAGAAGCGTCAACTACTAAAGCTTTAGAGGCTGTAGTAGCCCCAGCTGTAACACCTAGCTCAGCAGCAGCAACAACGGCAGCTCCAAGACTAGTAACACCTGATGCAGAGATACTTACATCTCCAGACATAGCAACAGATTCGAAGCTACTGCCATCAGCAACTAGGAAGTTACCAGCAGTTGCAGTTGCAGTACTAACATCATCTAATTCAGATAAGGCATTAGCACCAACGTTAGAAGCTGCAATTTTCTTCATTGCGCCGGCTGATGTATCATAGATCATCATATAATCACCAGCAGCAGCATTACCTGCTAATTCTGTCTGACCTGTAATTACGTTATCATTTAACATATCCTTCTCTACAGAAGAATTGCTAATAGTGACTACACCAGCGTTAGTCATAGTAACGTCGCCAGAAACAGCTACAGAAGCTACGTCTGTTCCATTACCAACTATAACTTTACCATCACCAGAAGCGTCTAAATCAGTAGGGGCTCCAGCAGCTCCACCGACTTTAACAGTACCCTGAGTCATGTTACCTAGCTTAGCATTAGTTACCTGATCATCGGCAATCTTAGCAGTAGTAACAGCATCTGAAGCAATTTCAGCAGAACCAACTTTTCCGGCCCCAATCTCAGAAGTAATGCTAATATTAGCAGAACCGTCAAAGGAAGCAGAACCTGTAATATCACCAGCTAAAGCGACAGTGCGAGCAGTAGCAAGAGTAGTTGCAGTATCTGCATTACCCGTTACGTCTCCTGTAACATTTCCTGTAACATTTCCTGTAACAGGTCCAGTAAATCCAGTAGCTGAAACAGTACCAGTAACTACAGTAGAGTTACCTATATTAACTGTACCCGCGCCTTTAGCCGTTAAGCTTAAGTCTACGTCTGTACCTGAACCCGTTGCTTCAAACTGTGGAGCACTTCCTGCTGCAGCATTCGTAATCTTAACAAAGTTTACAGCTGTTGCAGTCTTACCAAATAGAAGTTGCTCATTTCCTGAGTCATCCAAGATACCTTTAGCATCATCAACTTGAATGTTGCTGCCATTAGTATCTAGATCTCCACCCAACTGAGGGGCAGTATCTTCTGCTAAATTTAGCATTACAGTACCAGCAATATCAGGGAGGTTAATTACACGATCACCTGTTAAAGTTGGGGCAGCTAAAGTTAATGTATCTGAACCTTCTGTAATTAGAAGAGAACTATCACTAAGAGTAATATCCCCTGTAATCGTATCTCCAACATTGGATACGTACCCTTTAGTACCACCAATTAGAATGCTTCCAGAAGCTCCATCTGGGTGTCCAATGTATAAACCATCATTACCGCCTACATAAGCCAACTCACCTGCTGCTAAACCTGCAGGTGCATTAGAAGTTGCGGTTCTTTTAATTTGAATAGTATTCGCCATACTTTAATTCCTTTTTTTAATTCTTTGTGTTAGTAAACACAGTGTAAAATATTTTTCGAAAAATATTTAGAACGTACCACCGTCCATTGCTATGGTATCAAAATCACCTGAGAGAGCATCTGCTAATACAAATAACTCCCACTCAGAATTTCTATATACCTTCATTTGGTTATTAGTCGTGTCATACCAAAGATCCCCTTCATCTACAGCACCTCCGGTAGGTGCTGATCCAGCTCTCCAAGCATTGTCTGCTAATTCATTTAAAGCGTCTTGAACATTCGTGGATGCAATACTGCCGTGTGGGCTATAAGAAACACCTCCAGCATTATTTACGGAACCAATTTGGTTATCTACGTATGTTTTTACGGCTCTTTCAGTAGAAACTGCAGTATCGCTGTTCCCTACTAATGTGCCCTCTGTGCTGAACTCGCTAATTGCTACCCCATTAGGTAGGGTTAGAGTTGCTGCAGTAGTTAAGCGCATATCACTTACAACTTCGACATATGTATTCCTGTAAGAATCCAGTTTATCGAGTTTAATTTTATTTCCCATTATTGTTGCTCCAGTACATTATGCTAATAAGTACCTCCATCCATACCTACATCGGGATAATTTCCACTATCCCCGTCTGACTTAGTATCGGATAATTGATTGGATAAGACAAGTTCCTCCCATTCATTACTCCTTCGCACCATTAGTTTATTATTGGTGGTGTCATACCAAGTATCTCCTTCATCTACTGAATGAGCAGCAGCATCAGGTGCAATAGCTTGATTATAAGCATTATCTATTAACTCTTCTAGAGCTCCTTGAACGGTAGTTGAAGAAATACTTCCATGAGGGGTAAACGCCATTAATCCAGCACCTCCAATAGTAGAGGTAGTTGTTACTACTATATCTGAGGTTTCTGCTACAGTAATGACTATAGACATATTAGGTTCTCCTCTTGAAAAAATCTTGTATCAAAACTTCTATTGATAGGAGAATTATAACACAATATACCTGCATTGTCAATAAAAATTTTTCGAAGGTTCACTAGGTAGTTACCTCGGAGGCAATCGTTACTCTACCCTGTAATAATCTTATTACAGTACCATCTATATGTTCCATTTCTACGTCATAGGTTTCAATCCCGACATCCATACCTGTAGTAACACTAGCAGATAAAACAGCCTTAAATATACCATTAGGTAAGTCTAAATCTATCATACTAAAGGTAGCTGAAGGTCCATCTGCATAAGCAGACTTTTTGATTTGACCCCTAAAAGACCACCCTGTTAAATCCTTGTTCGTACCTGCGGGCTCATCTAACGATAGTGTCATTTCGAAAGTGGATCCTTGTTCAATAACTATATGGTGTTTTCCTGCGGACATCTTAAACTCCTAAACTAGCTTCAAGCTCTTGTATTCGGTTATTTTGAATATCTAATAAGGACTTTAGTTCTTTTATGGACTCTACTAGTAGGACTGTAAGTCTTGAATAATTAATACCTTCCGCATTTTTAGTAACTAAGTCTGGGTATATCTCCTGAACTTCATCTGCTATTAGCCCTAATTCCTTTAATCCCGTAGCTTTTTTATTATAGGATACGGGGTTTAGCTTTAAAATGTTGCTCAACTGTTTAGGTAACTTCTTAATATTCTCTTTTAAGTGCCTTGCTGAAGACTCTACTAAGGTTCCCCCCACATGTATGTTCTCTTGTGTTGAGATGCCCCCAACGACAGTTAAAGCCCCGGTACTTGTAGAACTTGCGGAGGTGTCATTAGTTATAGCTGCTCCCCCCGTACTTAATGTCCCAGTACTGGGATTATAGGTAAATCCTGTGTCTGTCTCAACCCCCTGCCCTCCCGTAGCTTCATCAACAAATATCGGGTATACCGTTTCATTTGTAGAATTAGTAGCTGTACATTTAACATTAGAAGCAACTCCTGATATATTAGAAGAAATAGTATCTGGGAGCCGGCTATCTGATATAGTACCAGTATTTAAGTTATCTGCATTACGGTAATAACCACCATGCTGCCCATCTAATTGATCTGCATTAAGATTTGCCTGTACGTTTCCATTATTTCTAGCTAAACTATTGGACCCGGATAAATCACTTGGAGCACAACCCTCTACTGTATTAACATCTATAGAGTATCGGTTAACTAAGTCTTCCCAAGTACCACTAGTATTTTTAATCAACCACTTAGTCCCTCCCCACCTAATGGTGCCATTAATGTGGTTAGTTCCGAGAGTGCTATCACTATCACTTATATCACAGAACTGTCTGGCTATATTTTCATCCCTATCTCTAAGTAGTTGTAGTACCTGAGTATACGTGGAAGTGTTTTTTGGGTGGGAATTACTATCCCAATTTGCATCTGTGTACGCCATTTTTAATTAAACTCCTGTTGCTTGCCATGTAAAAAATCCATCTGCAAAAGATCCATCAACTGCATCTAATAGATATACTGTAAAAGATGTTGGGTTACTAGTATCTTCAAAATCATAAATTGCAGTATTTTGATTACCATTATTATTTCCCCCAGATAAGAACTGAGGTGTTACTGATATACTATTTATATCTTGAAATGTTTTATTGAAAGATATAACCTTGCCATTAGATCTAGCCCCCCAAGAAATGCTAGAGCTTGCCATAGACTGATCTCTAATAGTTCTGAGCTTTAAATCTATACTTTGTTCTAGAATTTCTCTAAAACTATTGTTAGTTGAGGTATATACAATTTTTACCTTTAAATACCTTATATTAGAGACTAGAAACGAGGTATCTCCTTCATTAACTGCGACCCATCCTGTAGTACTACTTAAACTCTCAGTATTATAAAGAGTATCTCCTAGAGATTCACTTAAGTAATAAAGGTATACACTTGCACCTACTGAACCACTATAATCCTTTATGTTCTCTATCAAAGATGTGGTAGATTGAGGCACCTCGGTCCCTAGATCCCACTTCTGCCAGTAGGTTGCGTTAGTGGTGGGGGTTAAATAGTACTCATGAGTACTATTAATTAAATCCTGTATAGTATTAGAACTTAAAATACCGTGTCTAGTGCCGTGCTCTAACCAAGTTTCTGTGGGTATAGGAACTAAAGCTGTTGTATCTTCTAGGGCTAATATATTATTCCAGGAAGCTTGGGACTCTTCTACCCAATTTCCACCCGCATTTTCACAACTAACTTCGGTTATATAGCTTCCAGAACCTATATCACAATAAGCAGAATTTAGCGAGGAGCTTGTAAACTTAGAAGTTACTTGGTCTAATAACTCGAAGTCGCGAGGTTCATTAACATAAGTGCTTTTAGATAGGGGTTCTGAATAATTCCCTGCTGAGTCATATGCAGTTACAAAGTACTTATATTCTCCTGCAGACGTCTCGAAAAATGTATAAGTATTGGAAGTACCTACGTTTGCTATGTACTGTGCAGTACTTAAATAGTCTGTAGTATCACAGGTTCCAGAACTGGGGCATCTATAAATTGCATAACTAGATATTGGAAGAGATGAGCTAGTTGGCTGCTGCCAACTTAAAATAACATTATTATCAATTACTTGAGAGACTAAATTCTCTACAGGATGGGGGTTATCTATTTGTATACTACTATACTGAGCAGGTATTGAAATATTTCCAGCTGTGTCTACACATATGAACCAAAACGACCTAGTAGCACTTGAGTGGTCTGTTTGAGTAGGGCCCCAGTCTGCCGGAGTGGAGTACTTAGTAGTTTCTCCTGCTACAGACTTCTGTTCTACTAAATTGTAAATGCCTCCATTTAATACCGTTATACTACTAGTACTAGAATCCCAAATAGGTTCTTCCCAATAAATCTTTATAGACTTAAGAGGTAAAGAGGATATGCTAGGCAGTTCCCAGAATATATCTACCACTCCATTAGAGGAGGGAGTACTAAAGTCACTATGTGTGAAGTAATTCAGGCTATTAGGTCTATCTATAGTAACATCTATATATACAGCAGCATTTGAAGCATCTAAGCCATACGCCCCAGATGCATCCTCCGGTATTACCCAGTACCTTCGTTTAGGTTTAGAAGACCCCGAATTTAATTCTATAGAACCATTATTATTAAGTATTGAAGGCCCCCAAGTTACCTTCTCGGTATAGGAATTACCTTTAGTATTTAAGGTATTATTATTATCAAAAGAAGGGGGAATATTATCCCAATCTTTGTAGCTTACTTTATAATGCTCTATACCAGCCCTTACGCTACCTGAAGAACCTACCCCCGAGTACTCAGGTTCGTTCTCAATATTCCAAGAGACTATGCTATTTTCACCTACTAAAAGGGATGTGACTGTAGGAGCTAGTGGAGCTAATGCCTCTATAGAGATACTTAGTGTATTTGAAGCAGTATTTCCCATAGTATCTACTGCTTCGATTGTAAAAGTTCTTATACTTTGGGAAGAACCTGTCTCCCCCACCCCCCAAGTTACTGGAAAAGTAATAGTACTATCTACCAGATATTTACCTTCTGTAGTACCCTGACCTACATTATACGAAATACCCTCAACCCCTTGCTGATAAGATACTTTGTAACCTAATATATTAAATTGTTTGGTCTCGGGGATACTCCAGCTTAAAGTTAGCAAACCCTGATTACATTTATAGGATACTTTCTGACTATCAGACCAGTTAGCACTTACTACTTCTATAGTTTTATACCCTGGTAACTCTGAATACATATTTGAGTCATCTAGAGCCTTTACTAAGAAATAATGAGTGCCTGAGACTAAGGACTCAGGTATATAATTGAAACTAGTTGCTCGACCCCTGAATACCTCGGTTCCTGTAATATCCCATTGAGAACTCCAGTCTCCTCCAGCATTTATGCAGCTTACAGGGTCTGTATGTTGACTTATAGAGCAAGTTCCGTTATTACTAGTATGTTGAACTATATACTCCTTTACATCTAAATCAGGTACCTCCTGCCAACTTATATTTAATGAACTCATTATACAACTCCTTAAGGTATTACTTGTATCTCTATGTTATTAGAAATAACGTTAGTAGGTGGGGCAGTTTTTCCTAGTAAAGAAGTACTAAAAGAAGTATAGGAAGACTGTTTTCCTGTAATAGATATAGTCTTTACCATAACTTCATAGTCTCCTGCAGGAGCATCCTCAATAACTATCCCAGTACTGGAAGTTTCTCCTAAATTTACCCAGTTTCCTTGGTCCTTTCTATACTTAACAAAATAACTTTGTGTATAACTGTAGATAACGCCCACATCACAGGAACTCCCAGATACTCCGGAAGGGCACCAAGATATAAAACCTCTATTTCTAATGGAATTATTAGAAGTAAGGTACAGTTCTTCGGCTATATCAATATTTACAGGGGCGGGTACTAAACTACTAGGACTCGGTAGTATACTAACATTTTTTGTAGAGAAACTAGTGCCTCGTTCTATATAATTATACTTAGCACTGTGATGTTTTAAGGCTGATATTTCTACTACATTTTTAGCACTCTCCCGAATAGATAATACTCTAAAGGTTTGTGCAACCACTTCCGAATTACTAGTTGTATCCTCTAGAATCCAAGAGTATTCTCCAGAAGGGTTACTACTAAAGCTTTGATCTAACTCTATAATATTAGTGCTTAAAGAGTTACTAAGAGTGCTAAGAGGTTTTGTCTCTACCCATATATAAGGCTTCCAATCGTTGTCCGAGGTAGTTAAACATAGCTCTTTAGGATCACTTAACCAAGTCCCTCCTGCAGCAGTGCAAGTGCTATAGTCCCCATATGGTTCCGTAATATTATTACCATTAGTATCAATACACTTTGGAGTGTTTATTACTTTAATTCCAGAACTATTAATACAAGCTTCTTCTGTATTAATTAAGGATAGATTATAGGTATGGTTTACAACTAAATCTATATAACTATCTATACCCACCGACGTAGTAGTATTATCATAATTATTTGAAACTCTGCCACCATATCTTACTCCAGACTTTGTTGAGTCTGCAACTTTTATAATATCCCCAGGACGTATACTTAACCCCTCTAAACCTGTCTTAAATGATACAATTTCCGTCTCATACTTTTCAGTATACAAAAGCCACTGACCAACCCTGCGAGCTTGTCCTTTAGACGTACAGCCTACTGCATTTATACTTTTTACTACTAACTGATTATTAAAGGAAGCTATAGCCTCAGCATCTTCAACATACTCTACATTTTTATTATAGAAATCTTCTGGGTTATTCCAGGTTACATGGGCTACATTGTGTCTTTTCTTCTTTGAAACCCCTTCGTAGTTAAATTGACCATCAATTACGTTGGCTTTATTAAACAACATTACAGGATCTTTCTGTACATCTTGAACGGAGGTAATTTGACCCTGTTGCCAGTATAACATACCTCTAAAGGTTGAGGCTATATCGTTTACTAATTTATATGCCTCAATGGATCCTTGAATATACATATTACAAGTAAATCGGGCTTCTTTACCTCCTTCGCCCCATCCGTCCTCTACCCCTATAAAATCACCACTTGAATCTACCGCATCACAATACTTTGCTACTTCGTATAAGGACCACTTATCTATATTATGTGTCTCTAACCATCTCCCTAACCCATATCTTGTGTTAGTACATATATCATATAGAATCCATGCAGGATTGCAAGTCCACTGTTTTTGACTTTTAAAAGTACCATCCCAATAGCCCGAATACAGGTTACTACCAGGAACAGTTCCCTCCCAGGTTCCTCCTGCATCAATACAAGTACCTCTTCTTCTATACTCCGGAATACTACAGTGTCCCTGGTCATAAGGGGTATAGTTGCTAGGTACCTTTACTTTTATACCTTTTACCTCAAAACCTCTGGTAGGTACATTATCGAACTGTTTTGAGTCTAGTTTCATAGCAACTATGGCACTATGCGGGTACCTAAATTTATTATCTATTATTCTTGTATAAGACCTCCAGTATAGGGAGTCACTAATATTAGCTGTCCCTGCAACTGCTGTAGTTCTTTTTACTCCCACATATATAGTAGGGCTGCCCTTTATATTCTCCGGTACATCTATTCTATAAGACCTTTCGTACTTTTTGTTTGTCTTACCAGAAAAGGATTTAGTCCCTCCTACTTTAGTGCTAGAACTACTTGTTGGGATACTACTATTACTAATATGTATCTCAAACTCAATTTTATAACCATTTAAGTCCCCACTATCCATTTCTTGTTTAGATAAACTATCTACAGATATAGTTATTCTAACTGCATCTAAGTTACTAGCACTCGTAATACTTTTGTTATACATAGTATTCGCATCTAAATCACCAAAACTAGTAGTAACCTCCGAGGCAGAACCTTCAAATCCTTTTATATAAGACTGATCTAGTACACCTGTTCTATACTCTACAGATACTCCTTCGAAGTTAAAAGATTCATCTGCAGCTTGTAGAGGTACTTTGTCTATATATATAGATTTATTACCGTTTACTAAACCTTGAATTTCTCCCTCAGATACTAGATCTATTATTTTTGCTTTTGAAGCCGAGAATAGTGTATTATCTGCTTCTACTGCTGCTGAACCACCGCCGCCGCCGCCGCAACACATTATACTTCCCCTTTTTTTATCTCTTCAGAACTATGTTCTTTAGTGTATTTATTAAAATCTTCTATACCCGTTATAGTATTATATAATACTTGAACACCTAAAATGGCCCATTCAAAACCTCCTATTAAATAAACTGCTCTAGCTAATACTGGAGCGTAGGATAGCCTTAAGGAGTAAGAAGTTAACAATACTTTTTGTCTTTCTAACTCGTTAGCGGCTAACCAATCATATACCATCTGTTCCAGAAAAGGTTGTAAATCGTCTTTATGCTTAGTATAAAAAGGATTGTTAGGCAACTTAATTAGTAGTAATGAAAACGCGTTTGATATATCCATACCTGTGGGAGTATACTTATCTTTGTCGATTAAATCATCCCAAGTACCTACTACCTCTAATATTAACTTACAGAACTCTATAGCAGGTTCATCTCCTTTTAACCACTCTTGTAATAGTTCACTAATTTCATCTCGTACTCTCATATACATAGTATGCTCCCAAGCATTAAGGGTTATAATCTTCTGGTATGATACTGGCACTAACGACAGCGCTACCTACTATTAACTGACCGTAACATAGAGGTATTGGAACCCCTTGTTTAGTGGTATTTAGAGGCCCTCTAAATGCATATTCGGTTTGTTCCTCTTTTGGAGGTTCTGGAGCAGGTGCTAGAAGCTCTGCTACTCCGGATAATACAAGGGCGGCCCCCAACTTCATACCTGTGAGGGCCATACTAGAAAACACCTTACCTCCTAGTACTACAGAGCCTTCAGCTAACGTCATCCCTTCTGTAAGGGGTACTCCAAACTGAAAAGCAAAATATAGTAAAAACGCCCCTATTATAATCTTCATTAAACCCCCTTTTTTGGAGCCAATAACTACAGGGATAATTTGTATATCGGCAACTCCTGAAGGAACTAGAGTGTCTCTTCCATCTAGTAAATAGCTTTTACCTATTTTAATATGGAAGCCCATCCCGTTACTCTCGGCATCCTCTAAGTATTTTCTAAAGTCTTTTTTATTTATTGTTAAGGCTCTTATAGCTTCCGCAGGGGTATTTACGTCTAAGTTCCATTCCTTACCAAAACGCTCTCCTAATTCTCCATATAATTTAACTTTTTTTAACATAATGATTTGTGCCTCAAATGATGTGTAGTAAAATTACTCCAGTAACCAGAATAATTCTCTCGGTTGGATAGTCTTCCATGTATGTGATGAAGGATATTATTATCCCCTATATAAATAGCTGCATGATTAGGAACGGGGGATAATAATTTAATTAAAAAAACATCTCCTTCAATAGGTTGGGTATCTTCAAGACTTACAAAACCTTGCTTAGAGTAATTATCTAAATACCTATTTTCTCCTCTTAACCACCACTCATCTTCTCCAGCAGTACACTCAAAAAATAATCTGTAATTTTTAGCATAATAGTCCTTAATTAAGGAACAACAGTCTATTACTCCATACTCAAAGGTTCTACCTAATAAATCTTTCTCAGGGTTAATACTCTTTAAATCCCTGCCTGGAAGACTCAATATATACCAAACTTTATTTGTACTATTACATAAAGAGATATCAGCCTCGGAGGGATTACTTAGGCTATTGGGGTGGGAATGACAGATCCCTTCTATCACACCTTTATCCTCTGCAAGGGCGTAGTCCTCAGGATCTAGTATGAAATTATCCTCCGGATTATCAGATATATTACGACAAGGTATATACCTTTTATTAACTATTAAACCACAAACCTCTTTTGGGTACCCTTCTTCCGCATGACTTGTAAAAGCTGTTAATATCTCTATATCCATTATTCCATACCTTTACCAGCACCGGGAAAACCCCCAAAAGGGTTCGAAGTGCTAGAGTTATCGGGGAATCTTAATTCGCAGGAACCAAACGTTTTACCACAGACATCCTCGGATACGTTAGTTACTGAGATGTTATTTATATCCCAGTAACTACTACCTGTGTAGTCACAGGCTCCCTCCTTATATACCCATAAACATGTATCGGATATCACATGCCTTGCCGGCAGCTTTACCCCCTGTACGTCATAAGCGGCAGTTAACTCAAATTCTACATGAGTACCTGTCTCTAAGGACTTCCTATCTATATACCATATCTCATCTGCGAAATGTGCTGTAGGGTCTGCTTCAGGGTTTTCATACCAAGTACCTCCAGCAGTACTACAAGTATTAGAGGTGTACACCCCGGAACTAGAGCCTTCTATTACACAATAAGAATCTAGAAACCTTTCAAAAGTCTTTTTTCTGGTTACTTTAGCCCCTACTAAATCCTCGTATGTATTAATTAAGGATGTAAGTATGGAGGTGATATTACTTACCAACAACTTAGGTCTGGGAATCTGAGCATTGCCAGACATCTCAAATCCTGAAGCCTCAACTGGGAAAGGTGAATAATTGTACCCTTGCCAAACTACCTCTTCCATACTATCATTAACTCCTGAGTGCCATCTAAATACTTCAGTATCAGTAGGCACTGAAGCAACACCCGTCCTTAAGTCTAGTTCAAACAGTGTAACTACTGCTCCTGATTCTAATATATTTGAGTCTTGTACTAAAGCGTTTGTGGACATACTTACTTCTCCTTACTTAGGGTTCATTTACTTGAGTGAATTTTGCTGTAATAGTATTATAACCTTGAAAAGTCTCTACGTTATCCCACTCTTTACAAATATACTTTTTATACGGGTTAATCGTGTAATTCTCTTCTAAAGCCATTATATCATTGGACAGCCTTAGAGAAGTATTACTGACTACTTCTAAAACGGTGGCTTGTGTACTATCTGTGTTATTGGAGACGGTAGTATTTAAGTATCTACTAGTAAAACTTTGACTAGAATCTACTAAGTGGTTTGGAAGTATAGAGGTTGTAATCCCAGAAGTGCTTAAGCCTGTAGGATACCAATCAAAAGAAGTTAACCCTTTTAATACTTCAAAAAATAAAATAATCTTACTAGTTTCTAATCTAGATCGATTCTTCCAAGTTAGACTCCACTCTTCGGTTAGAGTATTTATACCATCAGAGACCCTCTGTTCATATCCGTCCCCATACTTAGCGGATAGAACTCGGGGTTTGTAAGAGGTTTTTAGACCTCGGTCAGGGTTTATATTAACATCTGTAATAAAGTTTGCCATAATTAATAACTACTTAACAGTCCTCCAGGTCTTTGTTGTTCTACTATTTCAGTTTGTACTGCTTGAGATATTAGGTATCCTAGCTCCTCTCCGGTACTATCATCAAGTCCTCCGGAATTTTCAGTCTGAGTAGATGCATTACCTTTGTCATCTACATTAACATTAATAACAATATTATTAATATTGCCCCCACCTGTGTTACCTATTACAGGAATAGATCTACCGTCTGGTAAAGGAACTACAGCTTCATTATATCTACCCTCACCTACCAGACCTAAAGTAGGTTTGGTTACGGTACCTCCATTGGCGAAAGCTCTGAAACCCCCTTCTAGAACGCCACCATTCGCGGCGAATAACATTGTACTACCTATACTACTAGTAGCATTTGCTGCTGTGATAATACCGGCAGCAGCTGTTGCTGCTGCTACCATACTACTAGCAAAGAAATTAGCGGCTGTTGTGATAATACCGGCAGAGGTTGTTGCTGCACCAACTTCTAAAGCTGTGTTTGTGGTTGTAGCTACTGTTTTGATACCTACTACAGTTGTTGCGGTTGCTATATCTGCGGCATTCTTTGCTTGGTCTACTATTAAACCCTCTGTAGCCTCCCCAAACATACTGGACATTAAAGAGTTAGCCGCTGATTGCGCTAGAGAATCTATTAAAGTATTAGCCATAGATAGAGTGAAATTAGCTAAGATTTGTTTAAAATCAAAAGTACCCGTTTTAAGTGCCATACCTATGCCTTGTGCTAACGAAGCAGCTCCAACATTAAATACTCCTTCAGCAGACATCCCCCAACTATTAAGAGTACTACCTAATGTAGAATTATTTATTTTATAAACTTCTGCTAAGTTATCTTTAGAAACAACATCAGCTTTCTGACCTTCCTCTAACCCTGTAACTACCGCTCCCCCTCTTTCACGGAAAGTGTTATCAAACTTATTAT